ATGACTATGATTACCCCGGAGCAAGAGATTGCGACGAGCGAAGAGCATTTCAAAGCGCTTCAATCGGCAATCCGCGACCTGCGTCGTGAAATCGAGAGCCTGAGAGAACAGGCCACATCCGGGGAGGAACTGAACGAAACTGCGGCGTCAAAGGCACTGGGTAAAGCCAGCGGCATGGTGGCGACCTGCGTCAAAGTGGAGAGTTATCTGAATGACTGTAGGAACAGACAAGCGGGCATTGCTCGAGGGGGGTATGCCCTTGATCTTGACCGGGCACGGGCTGAGATCGGGTGCAAGCTGGATCGGCTCCGCCGATGCGGCGCTGCAAGACCAGTTTCTGAATGAACTGGATGAGGGAGAGCTTATGGCTCTCCCTTTTTTATTCGAGTTCTGGGCGATGCCGCATCAGCTGCCGCCCGAAGGCGCGTGGCGGTCTTGGGTGATCTTGGGCGGGCGGGGTGCGGGCAAAACCCGTGCCGGTGCCGAATGGGTAAGGTCGATGGTCGAAGGTGCGCGGCCCCTGGATGCGGGGCGGTGCCGCCGCGTGGCGCTGGTGGGCGAGACGATCGAGCAGGTGCGCGAGGTGATGATCTTTGGGGATAGCGGCATTCTGGCCTGTTCGCCTGCGGACCGCCGGCCTGATTGGGAGGCGACACGCAAGCGGCTGGTCTGGCCCAATGGTGCGGTGGCGACGGTGCATACGGCCCATGACCCCGAAGGCTTGCGCGGGCCACAGTTTGACGGGGCCTGGGTTGACGAGCTGGCCAAGTGGAAGAAGGCCGAGGAAACCTGGGACCAGTTGCAGTTTGCGTTGCGGCTTGGGGATGACCCACGGGTCTGTGTGACCACGACGCCGCGCAATGTCGGTGTGCTGAAAAAGCTGTTGGCGTCGCCGTCAACGGTCAGCACCCATGCGCCGACGGAAGCGAATGCCGCGAATTTGGCGGGGTCGTTTCTGGAAGAAGTACGTGCGCGTTATCGCGGGACGCGGTTGGGGCGGCAGGAACTGGACGGTGTGTTGCTGGCGGATGCCGAAGGGGCGCTGTGGACCTCGGAGATGATCGAGGGCGGACGGCTGCGCGACGTGCCCGCGTTTGACCGGATTGTCGTCGGGGTCGATCCTGCGACGACCGCCGGGTCGGGGTCGGATGAATGCGGGATCGTGGTGGTTGGCGCGCAGACCAAGGGGCCGCCGCAGAACTGGCGGGCGGTTGTTCTGGCCGATTGCACCGTGCAAGGGGCCACGCCGTCAGGTTGGGCGCGGGCCGCGATTTCAGCGATGGAGCAGCATGGTGCCGACCGGCTGGTGGTCGAGACCAATCAGGGCGGGCTGATGGTCGGCGAGGTGCTGCGCCAGATCGACCCGCTGGTGCCCTTGAAGTCGGTTCATGCGTCACGGGGCAAGGTTGCACGGGCCGAGCCTGTGGCGGCCCTGTACGAGCAGGGGCGGGTCGGTCATGTGGCGGGCCTTGATGCGTTGGAAGACCAGATGTGCCGGATGACGGCGCGGGGCTATGAGGGGAGTGGGTCACCGGACCGGGTCGATGCCTTGGTGTGGGCCTTGCACGAGTTGATGATCGAGCCTGCGGCGCATTGGCGGGCACCGGGGGTGCGGTTGCTGTGAGGGGGGCGTGTGTGGCGGGCCGGCCCTTCGGGGAGAGTTTGTTTGGCAAAATGAATTGGGGGCGGTGTTGCGGGGGCAGCGTACGGTCGGTTTTGGCGGCGTTAAAGCTTTGGTGGCATTTTGAATATGCGGACGATGCGCAGCAGTTGAGCGAAGCGGGCACAGGAGTGGGGCGATATGGTTTTTGATTTTCTAAGGCGCGGGGCGGCGGTTGATCTGCCCGAGCGCAAGGCATCGGCCACCGGGCCTGTGGTTGCCTATCAGACCAGTGGTCGTGTGGCCTGGAGCCCGCGGGATGCGGTGAGCCTGACGCGGGTCGGGTTTTGCGGGAATCCTGTCGGCTTTCGGTCGGTCAAGTTGATTGCCGAGGCGGCCGCGGCTTTGCCACTGGTGTTGCAGGATGCCGAGCGGCGCTATGACACGCATCCGTTGATGGGGTTGGTGAGCCGTCCCAACGGGGCGCAAGGGCGGGCCGAGTTGCTGGAGGCGCTTTACGGGCAGTTGCTGTTGTCGGGGAACGGTTATGTCGAGGCTGTGGGCGGCGAGGCAGGCGTGCCGGCCGAGTTGCATGTGTTGCGGTCCGACCGGATGTCGGTGGTGCCCGGTGCAGATGGCTGGCCTGTGGCTTATGAATATGCTGTCGGGGGGCGCAAGCACCGCTTTGATGCCAGCGGGTCCGTGCCACCGGTATGTCACATCAAGAATTTTCATCCGCAGGACGATCATTACGGGTTTAGCCCCATGCAGGCGGCGGCGATGGCGATGGATGTGCATAATTCGGCCTCGCGGTGGAGCAAGGCGTTGTTGGACAATGCGGCGCGCCCGTCGGGTGCGATCATCTACCGGGGGGCGGAAGGTCAGGGTAAGTTGAGTGATGACCAGTATGACCGCTTGGTCACCGAGATGGAGAGCCATCATCAGGGCGCGCGCAATGCGGGGCGGCCGATGTTGCTGGAAGGCGGGCTGGATTGGAAGCCTATGGGGTTCTCGCCTTCGGATATGGAGTTCCACAAGACCAAGGAGGCTGCCGCGCGCGAGATTGCCTTGGCCTTTGGGGTGCCGCCGATGTTGCTGGGGATCGCGGGGGATGCGACCTATGCCAATTATCAGGAGGCGCATCGGGCTTTCTATCGGTTGACGGTGTTGCCTTTGGCGACCCGTGTGACGGCGGCATTGGCGCAGTGGTTGTCAGGGTTCTCGGGGGAGGCGGTCGCGTTGAAACCGGATCTGGATCAGGTATCGGCCCTGGCGCAAGAGCGCGATGCCCAATGGGCGCGTGTGGCTGCGGCCGATTTTCTGAGTGAGGCGGAGAAGCGCAGCCTGTTGGGGTTGCCTGCGGTGGCGGCTGATGCGTGAGCCAAGCCATCTGGACCAGTTCGAATGTGCGCCGGGATTGAGGTTGCAGGCGCATGAGCGGGTGAGTGCGATCCATCACGAGAACCTTTTGCAGCGGTTGGACCGGCTGGAGGAGATGATGGAGCGGCTGGAGCGGCGGTTGTGGCTGACGGTTTATGGGGTGGTGGCGGTCATTCTGGCGCAAGGGGTGCAATCGTTTCTGGTGGTCCAGCCCTAGGGAAATGAATTTCAAAGGAGGCAGTCATGGAAAGTGACATGTTTAGCCCCGTCCATTGGTCGGGGAACGAGAGAGGCTTGCCTGTGAACGGCGCTGGGCTGGAGCATAAGTTCGCCCGTTTCGGGGAAGGGATCACCGTAGAGGGTGGCACCGAGATCAGCGGCTACGCCAGTTTGTTCGGGGCGGCAGATCAGGGGGGAGATATCGTGCGCAAGGGGGCCTATGCCGCGTCGCTTGCCACGGGGAGCAAGGCGGGACGCCGGATCAAGATGCTGTGGCAGCACGATCCCGGTCAGCCCATCGGCGTCTGGGACGAGGTGCGCGAGGATGCGCGCGGTCTGTGGGTCAAGGGGCGTATTCTGGACAGTGTGGCACGGGGGCGTGAAGCCGCGGCCTTGATCGCGGCGGGGGCCATTGACGGGCTGAGCATCGGCTATCGCACGGTACGGGCTGCAAAGAACGACGCTGGCCAGCGGATGTTGACCGAGCTGGACCTGTGGGAAGTGTCGCTGGTGACCTTTCCGATGCTGCCCACAGCGCGGGTTGCCGCAAAGAGTGATTTCGTCGCGGTGGAAGACGTGCTGCACGAGATGGCGGAGGCGTTCCAAGGCGCGCGGGCCGAGATGCAGGCCATCGCGGCACGCCAAAAAATTCCAACTTTAACCAAGGGTAAGTGAATGGATCAGATGGAAACCAAATCGCGTGGCGCACCTGCGTCCGCCGCAGAGGAAGTCCGCGAGGCTGTGACCGGCTTTGTGCGGGATTTCAAAGGCTTTCAGGCCGAAATGACGACCAAGTTGCAACAAACAGAAGAGCGAATGACTATGTTGGACCGTAAAATGACTTTGCCTGCGCGTACACCTTTGGGCGGTGCTGTGGAAACGGGTGCGCCCCATCAAAAGGCAATGAACGCCTATATCCGCAATGGTGATGATGACGGGTTGCGCGGCCTTGAGATGGAGAGCAAATCGCTGTCCTCTGCCGTCAATTCGGATGGGGGGTATCTGGTCGATCCGCAGACCTCGGATCGGGTGAAGTCGGTGTTGAATGCCACGGCATCCATCCGCGCGATTGCGTCGGTCGTGCAGGTCGAGGCGACATCCTATGACGTATTGGTAGATCACACCGATGTCGGGGCCGGTTGGGCCACGGAGGCCGGATCTGTGGGGGAAACGGACACGCCGCAGATTGATCGCATTACCGTGCAGTTGCACGAGTTGAGCGCTTTGCCGAAGGCGTCGCAGCGTCTGCTGGACGATTCCGCCTTTGACATCGAAGGCTGGCTGGCCGGGCGAATTGCCGACAAGTTCTCGCGCGCCGAGGCGGCAGCATTTATCAGCGGCGATGGTATCGACAAGCCCAAGGGGGTGTTGGCGCATGGCAAGATCGACAACGAAATCTGGACCTGGGGCAATCTGGGCTATGTGCCGACGGGTGTTGATGGCGAGGTTACGGCCGATTCAGTCGTTGATCTGGTCTATGCGCTGGGTGCGCAGTACCGCGCCAATGCGAGCTTTGTCATGAGTTCGAAAACCGCCGGCCGTGTGCGCAAGTTGAAAGATCTGGATGGGCGTTTCTTGTGGTCGGACGGCCTGGCGCAGGGCGAGCCAGCCCGCCTGATGGGCTATCCCGTGCTGGTGGCCGAGGACATGCCGGATGTGGCGACGGGATCATTCTCGGTCGCGTTTGGTGACTTTGCGGCGGGCTATACCGTGGCAGAGCGGCCCGACTTGCGCATCCTGCGTGATCCGTTCAGCGCCAAGCCGCATGTGTTGTTTTACGCCACCAAGCGTGTGGGCGGCGATGTCAGCGACTTTGCGGCAATCAAGCTTTTGAAATTCGGCATCGCGTAAAGCGGCGTCGAACACGGGGCCGGGGCGACTTGGCCCCGGTCCGGGCGCGTACCGCAAGGTTTGGGTGCATTGTCTAGCTGCTCCCTCCGACCGAGCAATGCAGCCTGGTGCGCGTCCGGGTTCCTTTTCAGGGGACAGGGAAGAACGGAAATTTTGGAGACGTTCCATGATGTTGATCGAAGAGACAAGCGTGCCGGATACCGCATTGCCCGTTGATGCCTTTAAGGCGCATTTGCGGCTGGGGAGCGGTTTTGGCACCGACAGTTTGCAAGACGAGGTGTTGGTCAGCTTTTTGCGCGCGGCCCTGGCCGCGATCGAGGCGCGCACCGGCAAGGCCCTGCTGCGACGGGTGTTTCACTGGTCCCTAGCGGGGTGGCGGGCCGTGGATGCACAAGCGTTGCCCTTGGCCCCTGTGCATGCTGTCAGTACCGTGACCATTGTGGCGCGTGACGGGGCCGAGACGGTGATCGACCCACAGCGCTATTGGCTGGAGCGGGACGCGCAGCGCCCTGTTTTGCGCTCGACCGGCGCTGCTTTGCCCGGCGTGCCCAAGGGCGGGTCTGTGACCTTGGTGATTGACGCGGGCTTTGGCGCGGCCTGGGGGCAGGTGCCTGCCGATTTACAGCAGGCGGTGTTCTTGCTGGCTGCGCATTACTACGAGTTTCGCCATGAAACCAGCCTGAGCGACGGGTGTATGCCGTTCGGGGTCAGCAGTCTGATTGAGCGCTATAAATCGGTGCGCCTAGGGTTTGGAGCGGTCCAATGAAGGGCCCGCACCTGAACCGCCGGCTGGTGCTGGAGACCCCAACGCGTCAGGGCGACGGGGCGGGCGGGTATCAGGTTGCGTGGACCGCCTTGGGCGAAGTCTGGGCCGAAGTCGTCGCGCGCAGTGGCCGCGAGAACGGCAGCGCCGGAGTCGCGGTCAGCCGGATGGGATATGCGATCAGCCTGCGTGCAGCACCCTTTGGCAGCGCCGAGCGGCCCAAGCCGGAGCAGCGGTTTCGCGACGGGGATCGGGTTTACAGCATTGAGACCGTGGCCGAGCGTGATCCGCAGGGGCGCTATCTTATCTGCCTCGCACAAGAGGAGCTGGTCGTATGAGCTATGCCATGACAGCCCCTTTGCAGCAGGCGGTGTTTGCCGCGCTGACGGCCGATGCAGGTCTGGCGGGTTTGGTCGGGGGGGCGATCTTTGACGCGGCCCCTACGGGCGATGTGCCGCCGCTATATCTGCGCTTGGGCGAGGAAGACGTGCGCGATGCGTCTGACGGGTCAGGCGCGGGGGCCATGCACCGGTTCCGGATTTCTGTTGTCAGCGATGCCCCCGGATTTGCCGGTGCCAAGCAGGTGGCGGCTGCGGTCAGTGATATTTTGCACAACGCCGATCTTGGGCTGAGCAGGGGGCATCTGGTGAGCCTCAGGTTCGAGCGCGCCACGGCCAGATTTATCGCCGCCACGCAGCTGCGCCAGATTGACATGCAGTTTCGCGCACGGGTCCAGGACGGCTGAGGCAAGCAATGATTTTCATTTTCAAGGAGAACCGAGATGAGCGTTCAAGCAGGTAAGGACCTTTTGGTCAAAGTAGATATGACAACGGATGGTCAGTTTGAAACCATCGCGGGCTTGCGGGCCACGCGCATCAGTTTCAACGCGGAACCGGTTGAAGTCACGTCTTTGGACAGTGACGGCGGGTGGCGCGAATTGCTGGCCGGTGCCGGTGTGCGTTCCGCCGCGATCAGCGGGTCGGGGGTGTTTCGCGATGCGGGGACGGATGAACGCGCACGGCAGCTGTTCTTTGACGGGCTGACGCCGGATTTCCAGATCATCATCCCCAGCTTTGGCATCATCGAAGGCCCGTTTCAGGTGGCCGCGATTGAATATGGCGGATCGTTGAACGGCGAGGCAACTTATGAGCTGAGCCTGCAATCGGCGGGGCAGTTGGTGTTCACGCCCGACGTGGTCGTTGACCCGCAAACCGGGGTCTAGCGCATGGCAAATCCTTGGAGGGGGGATGTCGCGCTGGTGATTGACGGGCAGCGTCATGTGGCGCGCCTGACCCTGGGTGCATTGGCCGAATTGGAAGAGACGCTGGAAGAGCCGTCATTGGTGGCTTTGGTCGAGCGGTTTGAAAGCAACCGTTTCTCCAGCCGTGACGTGTTGCGCTTGCTGGTCGCCGGCTTGCGCGCGGGCGGGTTCGAGACAACGGAAGCCGGATTGGGACAGGCACAGATCGACGGTGGCCCGATGGCCGCGGCCAAGGCAGCTGCCGAGCTGTTGGCACGGGCGTTTGCGGTGCCTTCGTGACAGTGCAAACGGGGCTTGATTGGCCAGCATTGATGCGCGCGGGCCTTAAGGGCTTGGGGCTGACGCCTGCGGATTTCTGGGCGCTGACGCCCGCCGAGTTGCAGTTGATGCTGGGCACAACCGGGGCACAGGCACCGTTATTGAGCGACGGATTGACCGCGTTGATGGCGGCCTATCCCGACACATCGGAAGGGGAAAAGACATGACAGACGAGACGTTTGACGGGCTTGAGGACGGGGCGGAGCGGCTGAACGGCACATTGGCTGAAACCAGCGCTTTGGTATCCGGTTTTGACAGCGAACTGCGCCGGATGCGGACCGCGATTGCCGGCACGGGCAAGGACGTGGCGAGTTTGGAAAAGGGGTTGAGCCGCGGGTTGCGACGCGCCTTTGACGGGGTGGCATTCGATGGGATGAAACTGTCGGATGCACTGTCGACGGTCGCGCGGTCGATGGTCAACACGACCTATAACGCCGCGATGAAACCGGTCGCCGATCACTTTGGCGGGTTGATCAGTCAGGGCGTCGGATCGTTGGTTCAGGGGATTTTGCCTTTTGCCAATGGGGCACCGTTTTCCCAGGGCAAGGTCATGCCTTTTGCGCAAGGCGGGATCGTCAGCAATGCGACGGCATTCGGGATGCGCGGCGGCATGGGCGTTATGGGCGAAGCGGGCCCGGAGGCGATCATGCCGCTGGCACGTGGTCCGGACGGCAAGCTGGGCGTGAAGGGCGGCGGCGGTGGGGGCACGACCGTGGTCATGAATATCTCGACCCCGGATGTGCAGGGGTTCCAGCGCAGCCAAAGCCAGATCGCAGCGCAGATGTCACGGGCGCTGAACAGCGGCAACCGCAACCGGTAAAGGAGCGCCGATATGGATTTTCACGACATCAGATTTCCACCCTCGTTGAGTTTCGGATCGGTTGGTGGGCCGCAGCGGCGCACGGATGTGGTCACGCTTGCGAACGGGTTTGAGGAACGCAACACACCTTGGGCCCATTCGCGCAGGGTTTATGATGCAGGGCTTGGGATGCGGTCGATCGACGATGTGCAGGCGCTTACCGCGTTCTTTGAGGCGCGGTTCGGTCAGATGTATGGGTTTCGCTGGAAAGACTGGGCGGATTTCAAATCCTGCCGGTCGGCCGTCGCGGTCGCCTTCGACGATCAGGTTCTTGGGTTCGGGGATGGCACGCTGACGGATTTCCAACTGGTGAAGGTCTATAGATCTGGCGATCACAGCTATCACCGGCCCATTACCAAGCCGGTACAAGGCACTGTGCGCGTGGGGATTGAGCAGGACGAGTTGCAAGAAGGGATTGATTTCGAGATCGACCTTGCGACGGGCGTGATCCGTTTTGCAAGCGCGCCGGACAGTGATCTGGTTGTGTCGGCCGGGTTTGAATTCGACGTGCCTGTGCGGTTTGATACGGACCGGATTCTGGTCAGCGTGGCCAGTTTTCAGGCCGGACAGGTGCCCAACGTTCCGGTGATCGAGGTGCGGGTCTGATGGCAAAGTTCAACCAAGCGCTTGATGCGCATGTGAAAACCGGGCTGACGACGCTTTGCCATGCCTGGGCGATCCGCAGGCAGGACGGGGTCACCTTGGCGTTTACCGATCACGATCGGGCGTTGTCCTTTGAAGGGGTATCGTTTCGCGCGGACAGTGGTCTGAGCGCGCGTGCCTTGGCGCAAAGCACCGGTTTGTCGGTGGATAACACCGAAGCAATGGGCGCGCTGAGCCATTGGGCGATCCGCGAGGATGAAATCGAGCAGGGGCGCTTTGACGGGGCCGAAGTGACGTGCTGGCGGGTCAATTGGGTTGATGTCGCGCAGCGCACCGTGTTGTTTCGCGGCAGTATCGGGGAAATGCACCGTTCCGGCGGGGCATTTCGGGCCGAGCTGCGCGGTTTGACCGAGGCGCTGAACCGACCGCTTGGCCGGATTTATCAAAAGCCCTGTACGGCCGTTCTGGGCGACGCGGGGTGCGGGTTTGATTTGGCAACGCCGGGATATGCGGTTTCAGCCGCTGTCGACCGCTGCGAGGAAGGCCGGATATTCCGTTGGGATGACCTGCCGGGCTTTGACGACGGCTGGTTCGCGCGCGGGCGGCTAGAGGTTCTGGACGGGGCCGCCGTTGGCTTGTGGGGCATGGTGAAACACGACCGCAAGCTGGACGGCTCCCGCGAGGTGGAACTGTGGGAGCCGATCCGCGGCAACGTCACGAAAGGGATGCAGGTGCGTCTGGTGGCAGGCTGCGACAAGCGGATGGAAACCTGCCGGTTAAAGTTCAACAACTTGCTGAATTTCCAGGGTTTTCCTGACATTCCCAACGAGGATTGGGTGATGGCGGTGCCAAAATCATCCGGCGCAAACACGGGTGGTTCCTTGCGATGACAGCTTTTCAGGATCAGATCGTCACGGCTGCGCGGGGCTGGATCGGGACACCTTATGTGCATCAAAGTGCCGTCAAAGACGCGGGCTGCGATTGTCTGGGTTTGTTGCGGGGCATTTGGCGCGAGGTCATGGGGCCGGAGCCGGAAGCGGTGCCGGCCTATTCGATGGATTGGTCGGAGCCGCAAGGCGACGAACGGCTGTGGCAAGCAGCCCTCAGGCATCTTGTGGCGAAACCGCTGGAGGACGCCGCCGCAGGTGATGTGTTGTTGTTCCGGATGCGCAGCAATGCGGTCGCCAAGCATCTGGGTCTGGCGGCGCAGGTAGGGCCGGATGCGACGTTTATCCATGCCTACAGCGGTCACGGTGTGACCGAAAGCCCGCTAAGTGCGCCCTGGCGGCGGCGTGTGGTGGCACGATTTGCATTTCCGACGGAGGCGAGCTGA